AAATATAACTCACCATTCTTAGCAAGTCCGTTAGTTACCAGCGATGATTGTTCGCTGTCGTTAATTACTGTAATATCGCTCATGTGTTTAGCTGTTGTTATAGACCTGCCAGTTACTACCGTCAAATACGTAAAGCTTATAAGAGTCGCTTCCGTACATGATAGTACCAGTGCTGTCGCTAGTTCTTGCTGTTATGTTTGCTGCCGTGTCTACGCTGGGTGCAACGGTATCTTCAGGGAAGCCGAGAACAGACTTTAAGAAGTCCGTCACAGCGTCCGTTTTATCTACCTTGTCATCCAACTTCGTCTTAACGGTCTGTCCGATTTGTTGAAGTATGTTAGCCATTATTGATTATATTTTTATGTTAGTGATTATTGATTGTCAAAACTATTGAGCAGCTTGCCATCCTGAGTCTGTAAATACATACAATTTATTAGTGTCCGTGGCATACGCCATCGTTCCTAAGTCGTCGTCAGTCCTTGCTTGAATGTTACTCTCAGTGTCTAATATAGCCTTGCTGGTGCTAGTAAGAGATATTAATAAGTTCCTGACGCTCTGTCCCATTTGATACCATACGCTCATATTTTATTTTCATTAATTGGTTAAATCCGACACTTGTTAGTGAATTACGGATCACCTGTCAAGCCTTCAAGAAACTCTGCGTGGTCACCCACTTCTTCTTCACGTGCGTCTAGGAAGTAAGGTAGTTCGTTCCAAGCAGTCGTCCCGTCTCCTATCTTAATACGATTACGGTCAGTATCTAGCTCGATAGCAACTTCCCCCTCCAACAGCACAGGGTTCTCTTCCCGCCACTCGGCATAAGTACCACGTCTTAATTGTATACGTTTTGTAAAACTAGGCATCTGCTTGTCCTCCGTCGAATATATCAGTGTCGTCCAATGCAGGACTACCACCGTCAATGGTAACAAAAAATGGATCACTCTCCAGCGATGTAACCTTCGTTTGTAGTTCGTCAGCTTTCTGTTTGTTCTCCTTCACCTTTGCTGATGATACAGCTGCTAGTGTCCGTTGTTGAGCAGACAGAGGGTGAGGACGAGCTATTGGACGACGAGGCATACTCAGCACTTCCAACGACGCAACGCTAAAGCTTTACGTGTAGGTTTACCGTTCTTTTCCATTGCACCTTTCATTCCCCTAAAACGAGCACAGAAAGATTCCTTACGAGGACCACCACCGGGTTGAGGAGCTTTTAGATTAGAACCAGTAGCACGATTGTATTTACGTCTTCCCTTTGCAGTGAGTCCACCTTTACGGCTTTTCTCACCTCTGCCTATGGATAACGATACACCCACCTTACTTCTTCTTCTTCGGGAACCCACGCTTCATATTGCTGTAAGCTTTAGGGCTAATCGTTGACTTCTTCTTACTACGGCTAATACCGAGTTTCTTTCTTCTGTTTATGTTTGCGTATAATCCTTTTGGCATATCTATCTCTTCATTAGCAGCTCCATCATACGATCAAGCTTAGTGTTTATCTCTTTAATATTAGTTTCAAGTCCACCCATACGGTTCTCAACAGCAGTATCTCTTTCGCTTTGTGCTGCCAACTCCACCTCTATCCTAGTCAGTCGTCTCTCGTCGTTCTCTAATCTATCTGACAGTTTCTTTATCATCCACCCGATAACGGCAAGTATAACACCGAGAGCGGTATCTAAGAAGTGGGAGAGTGATTCGGTCATACAGCAGCATCCCCATTATCTTTAATTTTATAGTAATACTCCATTCTTAATAACTGTAAAAGTTTTTAGTTTGACTCGCATCGATTCTAACAATCCTACCTCTGTAGTTTGCACTTAATGATACAGATATAACACCAGCTGTTGATATTGTGGGGGCGGAACTAAAACCAGTCGTAGAAGAAGTTGCTACACTAAAGCCCATGTAAGAACCCGACGGAAGTTTAGTAACCGTAAATAAGTATGTACCAGCTTGATCCGCATTAGTCGCTTGCCAACTTGCGGTAATAGCGTAGACCTGAGTATAGCCACCTCCGTACACACCAATACCAACCGTATCGGGTGCAGCTAAACTTTCAGTTATAGTATAAGTAAATGTACCAGCAGTACCATCCCCCAAACTTTCCGACTTTTCTAAATACTCGTGAGCTGTTGACGGTTTAAAAACTGTTAGAGGTGCTGTAGTAACTCCTGTACTCCCAGTTACATCTACTCGTGAATCAAGCTGTATTCCGTGACTTTCTGTAGTTAAATCAACAAAACTAGATGTGCTAGAAGAAAGATATATAGGAGCGTTTGCTCGTTGAAATGAGTTATCGGATACAAGTAGACCTCTTATAACAGAAGCTGTTGATGTTAAAGCATACTTAGCAAATGAGACGTCGTAATAAAACAATACATTATTTTCAACTTTAATATCGTAAACGTAACCTCCATCAATATACACCAACCCTTGAAGCTCCTCACCGTAAGAATTAGTTACATATAGCCCCGTGAATCCGACTTCGGGTTTAATGTGAATTGCATATTTAATCTGGTCATAGGTCGATGGGTTGTAGCCCGATAAATATCTACCAGCACCGTTAAATCTACATCTATCAAATATAATTTGTTTTTCGGCTGTCTCAAAATAAACACTATCCGTATCACAATATTCAAATGTACATTTTGTAAAAGTAAGATATTCAATAGGTGAGTTTAAAGCCCCCCCGTTTACAAGATCGATACCGATTGTAACATTAACGTGCAAGGCATTACCTTTACACATCCGTATAGTTAAACGAGATATACGCTCAGTTTCTAAACCACCTTTAAGCTCTATACCGTGACTACCGCAGTACCAAATGTCTAAACCTTTATAATCACCGTTAAGAGCTGAAGAAGCTTGAGGGTAAGTTGTAGGCGTGGTCTGAACAAACGCAGAACTATTTGATTTAGTCGGGTTACAACGAATACTACAACCTCTAACACGGAATGTATAACCTGTGAATATAGCTCCGTCGTAATTACTTATAATAGCACTCGCTCCTGTAGAGGATTGATAACCTGATAAATGAGATGCGAAATTATCACTTACACCTTGTATATAAGGTTCATCAAAAGACTCAGATAAACCAGCGTTATTACTAGCTTCTATTGTAAGATTTGTTATATCGATAGGAGCGTCTAATGACGACAGATACAGCCTAGCCCCGGTAATATCCAATACTTTATTATTCGCCTTACAATAAGTAATAGCGGATTTAAATGCAGTTGTATCGTCAGCAGTAGCGTCGCCTACAGCACCAAAATCAAACACATGAATAGACTCCTCAGCAAAACGATCAGCAAGACTTCTAGCTGCGGTTGAACCTGTAGCAGTTACATCGTACCCGCCAAGCGATACAATAGCAGGACTACCGCCAAGAGCTATAGCTGTATCAATGGTATCATCAACGTATGCTTTATTAGCAGCATCTGTGGAGTCCGAAGGAGCAAACAGATTTATTATCTTGTTATTCTCAGCGTCGTAGTTAGTCAGTCCTTTTTTCGTAAGTTGCTCACCACCTGTTCCTTCAGAAGCTTCCTGTGATAAAAAGAGGTTGTGTTTATATCCTTCATCTAGTTCGTTCTCAGTAAGTATAGAACCGTCAACAAAGTCTACTAACGGAGAGAAATCACCACGACTATCACGGTATATCTTGATAGCAGCACCAACTACAGGAGCCGTGTTAAAACGAATCTTAGTAGGAGTAGGCGATGTTACGATTGTGAAGTCCGATGTCTCGACACCGTTGACCTTTACTTTTACGTGTTCGTCTCTAAGGTATTCAAAAGAAAAGTTGTAATCAGTCTGTGCTGCAACAGCTGTGTAGTCTACGTAGGTGTTAGCCATGATATTATATTATTACTTATTGAGTGAGGAGTTCAAGCACATCTTCACGTTGCATACCTCCTTTTAGTCCTGCACGTGCTTGTGTTAAAGATGTATATTGTGCAGCAAGTTCAGGAAACTCTCTTAATGTTTGTTTCTGTGCTTCTTTTCTGAAACGCGTCAATATGCTGTTTATTTTTTGAACACGAGGACTTTCTAGACCGGGTTCCGATAGAGGCGTGAAGCTTTGATACTCCCTGCTTTTTATAAGTTTCTGCAACGTGCTTCTCAAATTTCTGCCGTTTACTTTAACAGTCTTTAGTAACTCCAACTGCCTGTCGTAAGCTGTTTGTCCTGTTTCGTTTTGATGAGCTAACATATCAATCTGACCACCTAAATTTGGTGGAGGCTGTCGAAAAGCGTGATTTAGGGAAGCCATCTCAGTTAAAACAGCGTCGTCTTTAAAAGAGGACATTGATATTGGGTTTATAAAACCTGTCCCCATCCATTGCTCTGCTTCGTACTCCTCACCTAAAAGATTTCTCTTTTTATCTAAACCGCTCCTTATTCCCATTTTCCTAGATAAAGCATCACCAACCGACCTTACTTCTCTTAGAGCTTGTGTGTCGTAGTCAGCCATTTGCGATATAACATTTGGAACAAAAGAGGATGTAAAGTTCTGCCCAAATTTAGCCATATATCTATCAGGATCACTTAGTGCATCTGTAAAATTTTGAATACCAGCTAAGTAAGATTTGTTAGTGGCGTTTCTTGTAACGCTTAATGTGAGAGCCAAGAATAAACGCTCTGCCCCTGATTCATCAAAAGCTTTAGGTTCGTTTACTCCTATCTCAACAAGATCAGCCCCTACTCCTAATAATGTAGCCAACGGGTCAAGTCTTTGATAACTGAAGTAAGTATCTCCTATTTTTATACTGTAAGGTCGCCAACCTGTAGCCATCAGTGCTTGCTTCTTTTTAGGGTCTTTCGGTCCACCGCCAGTAATGTACTCCCTGTTATTGTAAATTGTATCTATGAAAACACCAGCAGCAGTTACTGCGGTCATCATTTTACCGGCAGCTCTAGATTGTCTAATTGGGTCTCTGCTTTTTAAATCTTCAAACAATCTTTGTCGCTCTTCTTTTAAAATAAAAACACCCGGAGTTCTTTCAAAAGCGTACTTTAGTAGATTAGTAGGAGTACGTACGAAAGGTAAAACCAATCTTAACATCGGTAATTTATTAGTAGCTTCTTGCAACACTTTACCTAAAGTTCCGTCTTGTAAATCTCTAGTGAAAGTTAAATACTGAGCTTCGTCCTGAGCGTATTGCATTAGTGAAGATTTATTTTTATCAAAGTTTTCTTTCACGTACTTCATTACGAAGTTATCACGCTCACTACCTGTAAGATTTCTTTTATCAGCGATTTCGTAAGCTTCTCTAGCTAACCCCGGTTCTGAACCCATACGCCCTCCTTCAGTAACGACACCTTCTAATGTTTTGTGTATATGTTCAGCGAGTTGTTTTGGGTCTTTTATACCTTGTTGTATACCTGACATAGCAGCTTTCAGTCGAGCAGCACGTCTATATGCTAGTTGCTTGAAGAACTCATCGGATGTTAACAACAACCTACTAGGTATTCTTATGAAGTTACCGAAAGCATCTAAAGCTTTTTTACTGGTTAAACCACGTTCAGTTACCATACCTCCCAATCTGCTTTCAGCAATTCTCTGTCCTGTTATAGCACCTTGAGGACGATCACTAAAAGCACGGGCTTGTGGGTCTAGTAAGTTATCATTTTGTTTAAAAGCTTTCTTAGCAAACTTAGCAGCTTCACCCCACATTTGACCATTAGACCAAGAGGCTAACACCGCTTTAACTACACTCAGATTACCACTAGCAACACCTCCGACAACAGCTTCAATCGTAGACATCACCTGCGTTAAGCCGTTACCTATAATGTTTACCATCTGTGTCTTAGGACCACTTAATATAGCGTTCATCCAATACTCAGTAGGCATATCCAAAAAGTGTTTACCTTGTGCTTGTTTAGCTATCTTAAACATAGACGCAATCATTGAATCCGGGTTTCCTTCGTCGATTGTTTCCTGTATTAGTTTAACGAGTTTATCAGGGTGCATACCGCCTGAAGCGTTTACAAAAGCATTACGTAGTCCTTCAATCTGTATATCAGTTTCACTCAAGCCTATCTTTCGGCTTCTAAAGTTTTCACGTCTAGCTTGTAACGTTATACCTGTTTCTCTACCTATTTGTCTATATATATCAGCTACGTTTAATAATTGTTGAAAGTTATTTTTTAATTTAGCTACAGCAGCCGTTCCTCCTCCAGCATCCTCGTATTCCGAGACAGCATCTTTAAGATTATTTATAACAGCTACGGATTGATCACGTAAACTTTGTTGCACAACTCTGGCTTCCGCTATTTTAGTAGCAGCATCTTTTCCTTGCTGTAACATAAATTGTTGTTCTATTTCAGCGTCTACTTCAGTAATAGCACCTTCGATCGTAACTGCTTTAGGGTTATCGTTGTAGTAACTTTCTAATAAATCTTTTAAAACAATAACATCATCACCCGTCTCCAATGCAAACTGCGGAAGTCTTGGTGTGCCTCCTTTGATTAACTCATCAACGTATCCACGAAACTTCTCAGGCACAGCTTTCAACACCTCATCAGGACTCTTTTTAAAGTCCGGCATCTCAGCGAAACGTTTACCAAAATCTAAAGGTGCTTCTGCTCTCTTAGTTACATTACGTTGCTTGAGAAAGTCGTTAAATATCTTTTGTCTTTGGTCGATACCTAGCTTCGCCTTTAAAGAAGCAAACATATCTTTAAGCATTATAGCTACTTCTTGTGCGATTCTTTTTAACGTACCGCTAGGTGCTAAATCTTCCTCATCCAACTTCTTCAAGAAAGCGTCAGTCATCTCCTCTGCGAAGTACTCATCTACATCCTTGAATCGATAATTGTCGTTAGTGTGTTTACCTTTAAGAAATCTTTCTAGTTCAGGCGGAAGTTCTCTTTTAAGTAACGTAGAAGGATCAGCTCCTTCATCTAGAGAAACACCAAAGCTTTTAATGTAATCTCTTCTAGCTTTATCAAACTGTTTAGTTAAAGCACCTACATCAGCCTTCGGTAAATAACGACTAAGACCGTGCCACAACTCGTGGATCATAGTACGTTTAATACCACCCTCGTCTATTACGGACTGTCTTATTTGCAGTAGATTATTACCAAAGTTATAACGACCAGCCGACGGTATCTTATTTGTTATTGATAACGAAACGTCGCCAAACAAACGCTGACCCATTACATCTATAAACTTCTCTACATCAGCTACGTCTTGTGCGTCTGCTCCCTTTACTGGGAACTTTTTCATCAACCTATTTTTTAAAGTGTCAGCTCCTTTAGGAATAATATCCATCATGGCTTCTTCTTCGTAGGTCTTAAATGGTCTAGGTCTTCTTTCTCCTACTTCTTCAAAATCCTCAATCGTCTCATCTAATGTTTCTAAACGCTCTTGAAGTTCAGCTTCTTCTGCTGCTCTTACTCTCTCCTTTACGTCGGCAGCTCTAACATCTCCTAAAACTCTTATATCAGCTTCTGTTCCCTCTATACGTCTTTCAAGCATCGCTATTCTAGTCTCATCAGCACCCGTAGCTTTACCTTCTTCTTTCTTCTTTAACAGTTCATCAAGCCTAGTTTTGTCTTGGTCTAGTTCTTTTTGTAAAGCTATTGCTTCATCAGTAAAACTAGGCATATCAGAAAAAACCTTACCACCTTCAAGAGTATCGTTAACTACCTGTGCTTGTTGTTCAGCAGTACCTCCTTCTTCTTTTACTTTCCTTCCTCTTTTTATAGCTTTCAATCCAGCTATAAAAGTACCAGCTACAGCTTCGAGACCTAGACCTTCCAACACATTCTTCATGCGTCCTTCTAGTTCTCCTTCATCTTCATCGTGTGCCAAGAACTCTGTTACTGGATTCTGAAGCTCTGGCACTTGTTGGATAAGATTAGACAGTCTAGCTTCTTGTCCGTTAAAGAAAGTAAAGTCAGTGGCAGCACCAGCAATCGCAGCTTTAGGTGCAGTTGTAGTTAGTGCTTTTTGTGTTAGACTTCCAGCTTTAGAAGCTGCTCCTACTCTACCTGCTAAACCAAACAACGGTACAAAACCTGTAGCAAATTGTGTTATACCCTCTACGGCACCACCTGCCATAGTCTTAGATGTGCCAAGGAAACGTGTGTCGTAGTCAGGTAAGATGTCAAACGCTAAGTAGTCAGCTAGATTGTATGCTCCTTGAACAGCACCCTCTATACCCCTAAACGGAGCAGCTAATATATCCCCTGCGTAATCAAAAAAGTCGTTATCTTCCTCTTCGTTCTTTATGTCTTCAGGTAGTGCCATAATTAATCAATAAGTAAAAAGTCAGGAAACGGATCAAAGTCGTCTCTCCTTGAGTTTATAAGAGCTTCAATTTCGTCCTCTATTTTTAACGGTTGAAATAAATCAGGCATAGGGACGTAGTCAATAATAACATTATCTCTACGCACTTTTTTCTGTCTTCTTATAAATTCGTAAACATCAATAGTAATTCCCGCTGCTTCTTTAGCTCTTTTTACAATCTCTAATCCTTCTTCGGTCTCAGCGTTATCTAGCTGCTGTTGAGTCAGGATTACAAAAGTATCAACATTAGTGTCTCCTATTAACTCTTTAGGTTTGAAGCGTCTACCTGCGTAATTAACTGCATAACCGTCGGCATCTAATCTCTCCAGTACATCCAAAGAGAAAGCACCGTTTAATTTACTTGCGGCTCTAAAATGTAACTGGAGGGCTTCTTCTTGGGTTGTTGCTCCTATACCTAAATACCTATTAGAATCAGAAGCTAGACGAGCTGTTTCGTTCGCCAACTGTGGTCTATATTGTTTTAAGTATTTTTTAGCTGTATTAGAATTTTCGTCAGTGGTGTCGTCTTTAACAAGCGATTGCCATTGTGGTAATAAATCAATTAAATCTTCAGGGTCTTCTTCAGGCTCAGGGACTTCAGGCTTCTCAGTAGGTTCTACGCCTAGAGGTTTACCTGTTTTAACCTGCTCTTCTTGACGGATCAAGTTATCGTAGGCTTCTAATATAGCTGAATTAAGCTTAGGAGTTTCTTCTAATAAACGCTGTCTAGCATAGTTCTCAAGAGCTTTAGACCCTCCTTCTATACCTAAACCAATGTATTCACTCTCAAGTTTATTATCACCTTCGCTTTTTAATTTATCAAACAAAGATTGCACGACGGTGCGTATTTCAGGTTTATTTTTATAATCTTGAGGTATATCAATAGCATTAGTTATTCGGTCTAATTCACGCATTAATCCATTCGATGTTGCCGTTGGTGCGTTTCTTAGTATTTCATTTTTAGTAAAAGTTTCCGCAGTCCTAAATGAACCTTCCTCAATTTTTTCTATTTCGGATAGTAAGTCCTTTTTTTGTTCATTAGTCAGATTTTGATTATTTATAATCTCATCCTTAAAGTATCTACCTAACTCACGCTTGTTAGTAAAAGTTTCGTTATTATATTCGGTTGTTTTGTTTAGAGCTAATTCTGTTATTCGTATTTTAAATTCACCGCTTTTATCTGCTATAAATTCAATACTCTCTTTATCTCTTCTCTGTTCAGCTAGAGCTGTTTCTTTATCAATTAAGTCGGTAAGTTTATTATACTCCATGTCCGACATCTTAGCATTACCAAACTTCAAATTCTGCTGTGCCCATAGTAACAAACCGTCAGCTTTTAATTCCATACCGTCTGCTGACATTCTAATTAACACGCTACTCAATAAAGCACGTTGTTCTTTTGGCGTGTATGCCCCAGTTTCGTTCCACTCTTCTAGTAAAGCATCACCAAAAGTAATTATATTGCCGTTATCATCTCGTCCTATTTCAAAATTATAATCACCATTTACAGCTTGATCTTCAAAAGCTTGAGACAAATTAAATATCTTGTCATACATTGCCGAACCAGTTGCGTATAATGTTTCCTCTTTAGCCTGTGCTTCTTGTTGTCTTTCGTAGTTAGCAACAGTCTCTTGTATTCTTGTGTTACTAACTTGATTTAAACCTTCTTGAGCAAACAACGACGACTGCAAAGCTGGTGTGTTATTTATAAATTCTTGTCTTACTAAGTTAGCTCTTTCTGTTAAATCTTCAGGGTCACCTTGTTTGGGGTTAATTAGCCGTGCCTCTATCTCACTAACCAAATCTCTACTAGCTAACTTACCTATCGCTTTCAGCTTACGCTTCTGATTTAACGGAGATGTCAACCATCCCATACCGCCACGACGTACTTGTTTGTCCAGTTCTCCTTCCGTCTGTTTCAGCATAGCCTGAACTTCTTCAGGACTCTTCCCTGCTAACTCTTCTTCAAACTGTTCTGCTTCTATGTCGGCTACTCGTGTGTACTGCTGTAACATCGGATTAACTTGACCCAACGCATCAGCTAGGTCCATCAACTTGTTACGTCCTGCTTGTTGAACCTGTACAGCGTACTGTCCTCCCCGTTGAATGGTAGGTGATATACCGGGAACAGCGTCCCCTAATCCTTGTACTTGTACTCGTTCTCTAGCCATAATAAATTAGTTAGGGGAAACACTATACATATATCTTGAACCCGCTAGTCCCGGCATAGGAGCGTCTCCTGTTTGGATAACATTAAAAGGACTACTACCTCCTGCTTCTGTTCCGGGTAATCTACTTCCTATATCTAAACCTGTAGCATATCCGCTAAGACCTGCACTGAGTGCTCCTAGTCCTGCTGCCAAACCACTTGGTCTACTGATAGGTCTGTTAATACCGATCTGACGTTGCATCGTAGCAAATCCTGCTTGTTCAAGACCCATGCCTGTTGCTACTCCACCTAACTCCTGTTGTCTTAAAAGTGCTGCACGATACCCTGCTTCTTGTCGTGTGTAGTCATCCATCAATGCTTGTACACTAGCTCCTGCAACACCTGCTTCTCCAGCAGATACTCTAGCTCTTGCTAATGCTTCCTGTGACTTCTTACTGACTTGTTCTAACTCACGACCCACAGCTTCCTGCTCTTGTGCTTGACGCATACGGATCGATGTTTGTTCTTGTAAAAATCTTTGACGTTCAGCTTGTGCTGCCTGTGCTTGGAAACGTGCTTGTTGTTTAGCTTGCTGACGTTGACCTGCAAATTGCATACCAGCCGACGTAGCACCTATAGCAGCCGATGTAGCAGCAATACCTGTAGCGGTAGCTGATGCTGCTGATGCACCTAGTGCTGTACCTAATGCTGCAAAGAAACACATACTTACTTCCTCTCTAATATAAATGACATATACCCGTCGTACTGGCAATCGCTAAACTCAGCACCCAACCACTTCAACCACCTGTAACTCAACGTATTAGTCTTCATTACCATGTTTGTTAAATAGTCATAACCTACCATCAAGTCATCCACCCACTTCTGTGAGTTCTGTATAAAGTACTTCTTAGCCGTGGCTAGTCGTCGTGTTCCTAACAACCAAACAACACCAATGTTCTCACTAGGACTAACACCAAAACTACAGTATAAACCGTCGTTACCTCTCAGTGAATATACTTTACTGCTTGTTTGAAACGACAGATTAACTGCGTCCTTTGGGTGATGCATAAGACCGATACACTCCATCATGTCCTCTTCCCTCATGTCGTCGTACAACTCAAAGGCATCCATATCAGGCTGTGCTTGTTCCACTCTAAGACCCATA